CCCCGCTTGGAGACGAAAAGCGCGCTTAACGCGGAGTAGTTAGCTCCACGTAAAGTTCAACGGTGCACTTTCGTCAAAGGACCTGGTAACAGGATCCCAACCATCTAGGTAGCCTTTCGGCAACCTAGCAAACGCCACCCTACTACGTCTGGTATTTCTATCAGGACGAGGTAGGCCAACAATGTGACGGCCCGAAGAATATACATAACCGCCAGAGGCCAAAGGAAGCAGGAACCAATGATCGTCACTGACGATTTTAGGATCCTGCAGGGTCTCTAGCAGTTTGTATCTTCGTTTAACAGACCTGCACAGTATTCCGGAAGTCTCGGAACACCATTCAGGTATCAGGTGGCAACTTCCTTGAAGCATTCCGCGTAGTAACATAATCGACCTAGGGAGAAATGTGCGATTTCTCGCACACCATCCCAAAAGTTGATTAATAGCTACGTAGATCTCTGAGTCATCGCGTAAGGATCTTACATAGACCGGCGTAACATCTTGGCCGGCATAGTAGTCTCCACCGCAAGACTCACGGAAGAAACCATCACGATAAGATTTGTCGTCGTTAATGACAAACCCAGCCCTTAATAATGTATCTTTGCATATTTCGTACTCGCCTACGGGAATAATAATATCGTCCCCGAAGACGGCAGTCTCAGACCAGTCAATAAAACCAACTGATCTAGACTTGCTATCACAGCGATACGCATAGATTAAGGAAACCAGCAATAACGTCATCAATGGGAATGTAAAACCATTTCCCATAGTTGATATCATATTTAGCTTCACCCATTCGCCGTTGGGTAGTTTTATCTCCTCAGAGCGCAAGCTCATTAAGAGATCGAACCACTTAGTTGGCATAAGAGCACGCACAAGATCCACAGATATACGATCACTAGCAGATTTAAGATCGAGCGTCGCGAGACGCCCGGTTATACTGCCAGAGTACGCTAGAGCCTTATTGATAGGCTGTTGCTTACGTATATCCAGACCTATGTACCGAAGGGCCCCTTCGAGATACAGTCC